AACAAAGTGGAATCCCGCCCTGACTGTAGCCCCGAAGCATTTGTTAGTATTTTAAAGAATAAAAAAATCTGGTTAAGTGCTTCTAATAATATGAACGATTACTCTGAAGGCACGTGGTTGTTAAAGATTTTGGAAGATGTACTTGCTGTTGATGTAAACCCCATGAACGTAGATGGTAGGAAGAAAATATTACAAGTTTTTAATGCTAATAGAGATAATGAATATATCTCATGTTTTTCGAAAGAGCCTGATCTTTTAAGTCAATGGAGAGCATATGCTCAAAATGGAGAGGGTGTGGCTATTGGATTTGATGAGGAGATTCTGAGTTTAGATTTTGAGTTTTCATCCAGCATAATTAGGGTTCAAGAGATCAAGTATCTTGATAGGAATAAATCTATAAATTTAATACTTGAAAAGTTAGAAAAAAATAACATTCACCTCGGGACAGAGAAAGAGAATGTCTCACAAGATATGTTGGTAACTTTAGGGATGGAACTTTCGTTACTAGCATCTAGCGTGAAAAACCACGCTTTTGAAGAAGAAAGTGAAAAAAGAATTATACACACCCCTCGCATTTACTATATAGATAATGATATTAAAATTGAAAAAGCAATAAACAGCATGCAGCATCGCGTATCTAATGGCTTCCTTACGTCTTATTTTGAACTTCAATTTAAACCAGAGGCTATTGTGGACGTTTTTTTGGGGCCGAGGAATAAATTTTCTCAACATGACATTGACAGTTTTTTTTCTATGAATCAGTTGGGGCGAACAAAAACTTATAGAAGTGCTGCGACTTACAGATAGCTATTGCCCTGTGCAATGATTTGCGCTAAATTCGCGAAAGATACCGGAGTATGCCTTAAAAAGCTGCTCCGGTTTTTTTATACCACAAAATCAGTATCGGCCACCTTCGGGTGGCTTTTTTGTTTGTGCCGATAAGCGTTTTTGTTAGAGCGCTTATTCGCATGGGCAGCGATACGCCTTTTCCCTTTCGGATCTATCCGACAAATAGACATGCAGGAGTAATGACGTGAGTGTTGATATTAATAATTTAACAGGCGAAGAAACAGCTGAAGAGCTGGAAGCGCTGCTGAATAATCTGGGCGATGTGGATATTTCTGATGAGGCGGCGGGTGTGGTAACCCATACCGGACAAGCTACCGCAGATAATCTGAATGGGCAGCAGGAAAATAAGGGCGATACCACCACGCTGACGCCGGGCGTAGCTGAACAACCACAGACGACCACGACCCAACAGCCAAATGATGCTGATGGCGGCAATAGTACCGTGAAAAGCATTCTCAGCCGGGATGGTAAACACACCATTCCTTACGGCGTGCTAGAGGCTGAGCGCGCCGAGAAACAGCGACTGACGGAAGCCAATCAGCGGACGTCTACGGAACTAGCTGAAGCTCGGCGACAGTTAGAAGTCTTTACGCGCCAGATTAACGATGCTGGTTTACAGCCTGCGCAGTTGCCGGAAAAAGCTAAAATCACACCAGAGCAGATCGCGACGGTGCGTGAGAGTTTCCCTGAAGTGGCGAGTGTGCTTGATGCGCTGACACAGAAAGTGGAATACCTACAATCTGCGCAGCCAGCCCCGATAGTTTCTCAACCTGTTAATGACAACCCTGTGGTTGCGGCACTGGATGCCACGCCAGATCTGAAAAACTGGCAAGATAGCGATCCAGACCGCTTTACACTGGCGGTGCATATCGATGAAACACTCAAACTTGATCCCGCGTGGAAAGACAAACCGTTAAATGAACGATTCGGTGAAGTCGTGAAGCGAACCCGCGCCGCCTATGGTGAGTCTGTGGAGAGTGCACCTCAACAGCCTACGCAAGCCGCGCAACAGCAACCGACAGCCGAAGAACTTCAGCAAAAAGCAGCCGATCTGCTGGCGAAAGCAAATGCATCGTCACAGTTGCCTGCGTCACCGTCAGATGTTGGTTCAACGACGCAACACACTACATCGCCACTGGAGCAGGCGGCCAACGCCGATCCTGACCAATTGCAGGTGATGTTTGCTGGCATGACAGATGCGCAGATTGAAGCGCTGTTAGAACAAGCCATCTGACGTTACCTACTCACATCATCCAACCCGCCGCGTGCGGGTTTTCTTTTTTAGGGAATCAACATGACTACCATTACCTCCGCCCAGGCGAATAAGTTGATGCAGGTTGCGCTGTTCACCGCAGCCAACCGCAACCGCTCATTCGTTAACATCATGACGGAACAGCAGGAAGCACCAAAGGCGGTAACGCCGGATAAAAAAGGCGTGAAGCAAACCAGCTATACCGCGCCAGTGGTGCGTATTACCGATCTGCAAAAGCAGAAAGGCGATGAAGTGGATATGCAGATCGTCCACAAACTCAGCAAACGCCCGACGATGGGCGATGCGAAGCTGGAAGGGCGTGGTGAAAACCTCGCGTTCGCGGATTTCTCACTCAAGATTAATCAGGGCCGTCATCTGGTTGATGCAGGCGGGAAAATGTCAGAGCAGCGCTATAAGCACAATCTGAACAAAACCGCACGTACCTTGCTGGGTACGTACTTCAATGATCTGCAAGATCAGTGCGCGACGGTACATCTGGCGGGCGCACGCGGTGATTTCATCGCTGATGACACCATTCTGCCGCTGGCGGGGCATGGTGAGTTCGGCAAAATCATGATTAACGATGTGCTGCCGCCAACCTACGATCGCCATTTTTACGCCGGTGATGCGACCAGTTTTGAAAGTCTGGATGCTGCCGATATCTTCAGTTTGGGCGTGGTCGATAATCTTTCTCTGTTTATCGATGAAATGGCGCACCCGCTCCAGCCCGTCAAAATGTCGAAAGACGAAATGGCGAACGACGATCCTTATTACGTCCTGAACGTCACGCCGCGCCAGTGGAATGACTGGTATACCTCCACGTCGGGTAAAGACTGGCAGGCGATGTTGTCACGCGTTATTCAGCGATCTAAAGGTTTCGATCACCCGCTGTTCAAAGGTGAGTGCGCAATGTGGCGAAACATTCTGGTGCGCAAGTACACAGGGATGCCGATCCGCTTCAATTCTGGCTCTCAGGTCGCTGTATCTAACAATGATCTGGCGGCCACCGTTGCACTGAAAGAAGCAAAAACCACCATTGACCGCGCTATCTTGCTGGGCGGTCAGGCGTTGGCGAATGCTTACGGCACGGGCGAGGGCGGTGGTCACTTCGGTTACCACGAAGAGAAAGTCGATCACGGCAACGGCACGGAGATTTCTGTTCGTTGGATCAACGGCCTGAAGAAAATCCGCTTCCAGCAGAAAGATGGTCGCATGAGTGACCACGGCATTATCGTCGTTGATTCCGCGATCTCTACGGGTCGTTAATCCATCCCCTAATCCCCACATAACAGCAGGTTTCGCTTGCTGCTTTGTTCTATCAGGAGAGAATTTTATGGCAACGATTCAAGCGCCGTCCATGCGTGACGCTGTGTACCAAGGGCCGCAGGGTAATTTGTCTTTAGCAGAAAGCCAGATTGTGCTGGCTACCGCAGCCGTTGGCGATGTTGTTGAGTTATTGGAAATGCCGATCGGTATGCGTATCTGTTCTGTTGATCTTGTCAGCGAAGCATTAGGTGCTGGCGTAACAGTGGAAGTAAAAAGCGGTGCGCATACGCTTGTCGCAGCGGCCAGCCATGCTGATGCGGTAGCGAAATCCGTACCCGTGGTGCCGTACAGCACGGCGGTCAGCGGTGAGAAAATTACCGCAACGATTGCCGGAGGTGCCGCAACGGGCCGTCTGGTCGTCAATGTGAAATATGTAGCGGTAGGCTACTAAGCCGCTTCCAACATTATCCAGCCCACTTCGGTGGGCTTTTTTATGAGGATTCAAGAATGGCAGATATTTCTGTTGTGTACGTCGGTGATAAAGATAAAAAGCGCGATACCGTGACAGGTAGCCGCTTGATCTTTCCTCGCCTTAAACCCGTCAATGTTGAAAGCGGAATTGCTCACCAGTTGCTGGAGTTCCCCACCGTATGGGTGCGTGAAGACCAGGTGAAATCGGTGTTGGCACAGTCTGCGGAAGACGAGGAATTAAAAGCACAGTTGGCGGCGGAAGAGTTGGCACGCCAGCAGGCTGAAGCTGAAGCGAATAGCTGGGTGGTCAAAATCGGTAACGATGATGTCGATTTGGCAAAACTGACATCCGTCCAACTGGCGACGCTGGTTGAAGCGGAAGATTTGGCGGATTTGAAGCAAGGCGCTCAGGAAAAAGTTGATGATTTCCGCGCACGCGTTCGTGAAGCTGTTAAAGCAAAGGGCGCTGAATAATGGCATCGCTTGACGCATTCCTGCCAGCGATCCGTAAACATATTAGCGGGCCGTTAGATTTCATGATGCGGCAATCTGCATTGGAAGCCGCTATCACGTTCTGCCGTGAGTCACTGTTTTGCCGTGAATCGCTGGTGCTGACAGAGATTGAATCTGGCGTAACGCTCACGTTGACGGAGAGTTTGGAAGTGAAGTGCGTCAAGCGCTTGTTGGTTACCGATATCAGCAACCCTGATGACCCAACTGTACTAATTGCGGGCATAGACTTTACCGTGATTTCGGCCAATCACGTTGCGTTTACGCGACCGTTTGGCCGTATCATCATTCTCTTTGCCGTAGAACCTCGGCGTGATGTAGATACCGTGCCTGATGCGCTGGCCGACGATTACACGGATGTGATTGCTGCCGGTGCGTTAGAAGACCTTTACCTGATGCCGGGTAAGCCGTGGAGCGATCCGCAACGAGTGGCGTATTTCAAATCCATTTTCACCGATGGTTATCGACGCGCCTATCGTGATGCGCTTGATAACTCCCCGATAACCGGTTTCCACAATCCAGTCCGTAAACACGACTTCTACTAATGACAACGATTAACGACATGATCGGCAGAGCGAACTCGCAACTGCTGGATTCGCTGTGGCTGCGCTGGCCTAAATCCGAGCTGCTGGATTATTACAATGATGCGATTAACGCCGTAATCATCATCAGGCCAGATGCTGGGGCATCGATTGAGACATTCGATTGCGAGCCTGGTACGCGGCAACGCTTACCCGATGGCGCGATACGTTTACTGGAAATTACGCGAGTAGTTGGGGGGCGTGCTATTCAGCCGTTCCCGCGTGATGCGCTCGATTATCAGTATCCCGATTGGCACAGCATAACGGGCCCGATTGAACGTTATTGCTACGACGAGCAGACACCTAAAACCTTCTTTGTATTCCCCGGTGCACTGGTTGGTGCTCAACTGGAAATCAACGTCGCGCGTTTGCCTTCTCCTGCCAGTATTGCCGATCTATCGCCGCAGAATGCCCGGTTATTCCCCCTTGATGAGCTGTACTTTAACCCTGTCATTGAGTTCATCCTTTTTCGCGCCTATGGCAAAGACGCAGAAAACGGCAATAACGCGATGCTGTCATCCCAGCACTATCAAACTTTTGTCGATCTGCTGGGCGTCAAATCACAAACTGATACCGCCGCCGGGCAGAAAAAGCAGGCGCAATATAATGGGAGTTCGCAAACGTGAGTGTATTAATCAGTGGCGTGTTAATGAATCCGGCTGGTGTCCCTGTTTCTGGTGCCGAGGTCACCTTTAGCGCGCTGACCAACGGGCCTTCGGTATTGAACGGTTTTTCTGCATCTGTCATGACGGATCAGGATGGCAACTACGCTATTCCGCTAGAGATCTGCGAGTACGCCATTTCAATCCAGAGTGATGGTTACAACTCGGTCTATGGTTCCGTTTCTATTAATGAGAAATCGACGCCAGCGACGATCAACGAACTATTAAAACTGGCCGCGATGGAGCAGGCTGTTACGCCAGCGATTATTGTCTATTTTCGTGAGATTCAGACGGACGTTGCCGCGAAGTTGGCGACGATGCAGACGCTGAATAACAGCGCGACAACCGCCATGCGTGATGCCATTACCGCCAGAAATGAGGCGGCACAGTATGCCCAAAGCCTCAGTGCGGCGGCAGCACAGGCACAGCAAGCCAGCGCATCGGCTGCTGCTTCATCAAATGCATCTGGCAATTCAGCCAATGAAGCTGTTATCGCCAAAAATGCGGCTGAGGTAGCGGCGGGAAATGCTCAGGCCGTGCTGGCTGACACAATGAAAAGATCGGCGAACGGTGTAGATATTGCTGACAAATCAGCGTTTCGTGCAAATATCGGACTGAGTAATGCGATGCTACGGGGGGAATTTGGGTGGGGAGGGCGAGCAGTTGATATCCCAGGCGGGACAGATATTCTTAGTTATTTCGCCACACCGAAACCGTCAGGTATATATTCGGCCACCTCTGGCGGTTTTATTAATGGGCCTGTGGGGCCGAACGGATTGGATTCAGGTAAATATGAGTGGATACAGGGCCTTGATGGTATTTATGGGACTCTGCGTTTCACGTCATATAACATTCCATACTACTCAGCCGAGACGATACTAGACGCTGGTATATGGCGAGGGTGGGTAACGTCCTGGGACGGCAAAGATGGAGTGGGTAAGTTTCTGGATGCAAGAGATGGCAAAATTTCAGGGAACCCTGAGTCACTTTTCGGTAGAGGTTTTGCTACAGGACTTGTTAACTCTGCATCTCTATCACTGCCTGGGGTCCATACGGCACTAACTATCAACGCTCAATGGCAGGATGCGAGTGGAATTGAGGCGTTGAACAGAACGGCTATAACAGGCGGTCGTATGTTTTACCAGCAGGCGATATCTGCTGGAGACTGGTCATGGCCTTGGACGGAATTAGCAAGCACAAATACAACGCAGGACATAACAGAATTAAAGACATTTCACAAAGACAATAGCGCATTTAATATAAAAGCGGCAACGCTCGGTAACGCCAGTTACATATTTGCGCAAGATGCGGATCTGTCAAATAGTTGGTATATCGGTAGGGGCAGCAATAATAATAAAACGGTGTCATTTAGTAATTATGTGGGCAACGCTGGTATGCATCTATCGCCGGATGGTTCAGTGCGATTTGACGCATCTAACGTTACATTCGCGGGTGGTTCATTAGGCTTCATGAGAAATGCCGTCGCTGCGGCATACAGCGACGGCGGGCAGTTTGCAGCTGCGCTGGCTAATGAGCAGGCAGCGGGGTCGTGTACGATTGCAGGTGTGTGGCGCGCGTTTCTGAGCGTCAGACACCGTGGCGGTGAACCAGGCTCTGATTCAACTAGCTGGGGATGGGCCCTTGTCGATAATGCAATGACGCAGGGAAATTTCAATGAATTTGTTCTAGAGAAAACAGTAGACGGCACATTCATTCCCGCAGTTCATTTAAAACACAGCGGTAATACTACAATTGATGCAAACGGATTCTTAAAAACTGCATCCCCAGTTATCAATATTTATGCGGATGGCTCCTTTACTACTACAGATGAAGCCGCTGGCGTTGATGTTGAGAGATTGAGCGAGGGTGTCTACAAAATTACCGGATGCCAAGGTATGCATCCTGATGCGGCATGGAACGGCATAGACGGCGGCGTGAGCAATCCGAAATGCCGGAATGGGCTAGAGCTAACGTGGAACGATTTCAGCGTTGAATCAGACGGCTCTGTTATTGTTCGCACGTATCATCGTCCTCACCCCGACGCCATTTCATTTGCACGCAATGAAATAGAGGGCTACGGAAACGACGACCCTATAGACGTACCGCGCGGCTTATTCATTCAAGTTCGTGTCAATATGCCTTCACGCGACGAAAGGCAACATGCGCCAGCCACCCGAGCAATCAGCCACAGCAACGTTTACTGCAATAGCGTCTCACCTACCTGATCACGCAAAAAACGATAATTGCTCAGCAATGATATCGAGTGCACTCTCCAGCGTTTCTACTGGATCTGTGTGAATCGCTGGTGCATCAGTTTCGCCGATGTGTACTGCGACATAAAACCCTGAATCTTCTATCACTGCATATGCTCCAATCGGGCAGTCTGTCAGCATGTCATGCTCATCAAGTACGCAGATTGTCGTTCCGTGATAATCAATGGTGTGCATATTCAATCCTTTTAAATTGCGTAGGTGAAAGATACGCGCTAAATTCCCCAAAGATACCAAGCCTCGCCTTAAAAAGCGGGGCTTTTTTGTTTTCTGTCTCAGGATCATTATGGCGACCATCGATATCACTACAATGCGCGGAATGATGCCACGCATTGTTGAACACCTTTTGCCTGAATCTAACGCCACGGTGGCGGAGAGTTGCCACTTTCGGCATGGCGTTATCACTCCTATGCTGGATGATACCGATCAGGGCAAGGCATTTGCCTTCAAACCCAAAACCATCTTCCACTATCGCGATAATTTCTGGTTTGCCTGGAACAAAATTGTTGATGCGATCCGCAGTCCGGTCGCCAATGATGACTATGGACGTGTTTATTACACTGACGATGAATTCCCGAAGGTCACATCTGCACAGATTGCGACGGGCGGTAACGGCAATTATCCCTCGGCATCTTTCCGTCTTGGTGTTCCGGTTCCGGCGAACCCGATCGTTATTGGCACCATCACACCGCCGGCTGACGTTAAAGAAGATGATCCTAACGATGATGAAACCCGCTTCTACACTGAAACCTACGTTACGGCATATGGTGAAGAGGGGCCGCCGGGGCCAGCTTCTGCGGAGTTAACGATAAAGTATTCTGGGAGTTCGGTGGAACTGAATTTGCAACCACCCGGACAGCAGAACAACAACATCACCAAGCGCCGGATTTATCGATCGGCGACCAGCAGCCAGGCGGCGGATTTCTTATTGGTGGCCGAACTGGATATTGCCGTCGGCGTATTTGTTGACGATCTGTCAAATGCTCAGCTTAGCGCTTCACTGGAGACTTACGACTATTACATGCCACCGAATGGCATGATTGGTTTGTGCATGATGTCTAACGGCATTGCTGCTGGGTTTAAAGGCAATCAGGTGATGTTCAGTGAAGCCTATTTGCCTTACGCATGGAAAGACAGCAACAAGCAGACCACGCAGGATGATGTTGTGGCGATCGCGCCAATAGGCACAACGCTGGTCGTTGGCACTAAAGGTATCCCCTATATTTTTTCAGGCATCACGCCGTCGAATATCACGTCAACGCATTCCCTGATCGCGCTGTCCTGCGTCTCACGTCACTCAATGGTAACGATGGATGGCTTTGCTTTGTATGCCTCGCCAAATGGCCTCGTTTCTATCAGTGCCGATGGTGCGGCGACGATTGCCACGGCAAATATCGTTGAGGCTAAGCAGTGGCGGAAAGATTTTAATCCGACAACGATCCGAGCCTGGCGCGTGGAAAATGAATATCTGGCGCTGTATGACACCGATGATGGTGTAGCCGGATTTATTTTCGACCCTGCCAGCATGGATATTCGCCACATCACGACATCGTTTGATACCGCCTATAACGATCCGGCGGGTGACTCGCTCTATATCGTGAAAGGGCGGCAGCTATATACGTTTAACGATGGCGCTTTCAATCTGAATATGCGCTGGCGCTCGAAGCAATATCTGGCTCCGGCGCATACGGCCTTTTCCTGCCTACGAGTAATGAGTAATGCGCTATCGCACGTCGGCGTCATTCTGCATGTTGATGGCCGCTCAGCGTTGCACTTGCCGCCGGGCAGCCTGCGAGAGTCGTTAGTTAAGCTGCCTCCCATTCGCGGTAAACGCTGGCAGGTTGAAGTCTACGGCAGCGTGCAGGTAGACAGAATTACGTTAGCTACATCGATGCAGGAAATGACAGCATGACGGCAAAGTTTAGAGCAGGCAAAGACCAGTCGGCGGTTTTAGAGAACGTTGAAACGCTTACCGGCCAACGTGGTGACGGGCGCAATCGCGCGGTGACGTATGGTGATTTGGCGACACTTGGTCTGGCCAACCTGCGTCAACTAGGGGGCGGAAAGGTTACTTTGACGCCTGGTAATGGTTCGGGTGGCTCTAATTCTGGCGGTGGTGTACAGAAGCCAACTAAACCCACCAATTTTAAAGCGACGGGCGGCTTTGCCTATGTGTTGCTTGAGTGGGATATGCCTAATTATCGCGGTCGGTCGCTGACAGAAATCTATCGCTCTCCTGAAGATAACCTGGCAAATGCTGTGTTGATTGCCAGCTCTGCTGCTGGGGTTTACGGTGACCCCGTTGATCCAGACTGGAAAGGGTACTACTGGATACGACATGTTAATTCGTTGGGTGAGCCGGGACCGTTCAATGATTCAAAAGGCACCTATGCACAAACGCATCCCGATCCGGCGGCCATCATAGAGGTGATTACGGAGCAACTGAATACGTCGCCATTGATTGCCGATCTGACGGAGAAGCTGGAAACAAATACCAAAAATATTGGTACGGTTGATTCAAACGTAAAAACGTTATCTGAGTCTGTTAGTAATCAAAACAGTGCAATGGCAAAGCGGGTAACCGATGTTGAAACGTCATCACAAACCAATGCGTCAGCAGTCAGGGAATTATCGCAGTCGGTATCTGAGCAGTTTTCATCATCAGCAGAGCGTGTTGAAAAAGTAGAGGCTGCAACGAGAGAAAACAATGCAGCGGTGCAGACAAATGCAAAAGCCATCACTGAAATGGATAAAAATGGCTCAGCGTCATATCGGGCAATGTGGAGCGCGAAAGCACAAGCCGGCGATGTGTCGGCAGGAATTGGTATTGTTGCATCGAAAGACAACAACGGTAATACCATTAGCCAGGTTGCAGTATCAGCTAATCAGTTCTTTATCTTTGATCCTAATAACCCCAACGATAAAGCCACCTATGCGATTCCCTTTGCTGTTGTGGATGGCAAAGTGGTTATTGAAGAATTGATCGCCAAAGATGCAGTGATCAAGATATTAGCGGCGCAAACCATTATTGCAGACAGTGTGAAGGCGGGGATTGAAATCAGGGCAAGATCATGAACGTTTT